GTTACATTAAGGAGCAAAAATGACCGCTTATCTTTCCGTAGAAGAAGCCGATGCGTATCACAATTTGCGAATGAGCAAAGCGGCGTGGGCAGCGTTAGATGAAGAGGAAAAGGCTCGCCGCTTGGTGAGTGCGTCAGATTTCTTAGATGTGAATTACCGTTTTATGGGCGAAAAAGCCGACCCAATGCAGCTACGCCAATTTCCGCGTAAAGGATTTGAATCGTTAAAAATCCCTACCGCCATTATCTATGCCGTGTGTGAACTGGCATTACAAGAAAATCTCAACCAAAACGCAGAGCAGAAGATGACCAGTGTCAAAGTCGGCAGTTTATCGGTCAATTATGACAACCGTGCAACGATTGCTGATAGCAGTAACCGCTTTGATTATGTGAGACAACTGTTAGTCGCTTGGTTAGATCGCAGTAGCTTTGGCGTGGTGAAATTGGAGCGTGGCTAATGCAACTTTATCAAAACTTACAGCAAGTATCGACCAAGCTTATTCGCCAGTTTGGCAGCCCTTGTGTGATTTCACAAGTAAAAACGGGCAAATATAACCCCGAAACGGGCGAAGTGAGCCAATCAAAACGCAGTGTATCGGCATCCTGCTTATTTGATACGCTTGCCTACGATTTTAGTCGTCAGACCACGCATGCCGATGTTCAAGTGGGCGATGTGTTGATGTTACTCACTGAAAAAGCGGATGTGAACGACATTGTGTCGGTCAATGGCGAAAAGTGGCAAGTGATTCGGGTGCAGCCGATTCGTCCTGCACAACAAGCGATTTATTATCAAGCACAAGGAAGACGTTATGGGTAGATTTAGTGCTACGGTAGGGAATTTTGTGGATTCCGCATTATTGGCTCAAACACAAGGCTTTCGCAAAATTGCGTTAGATACCCTCAACAAGGTACAGAAGAAAACCCCTGTTGATAGTGGCGCGTTGCGACGTTCGTGGACGGTTGCCTTGAATGCTGTACCGAGCAATTACGATGGCAGTCAAATCGCCATTGCTCAGGCTCGGTTGTCCGATACGATAGTGATTGCGACGGACAAACCTTATGCCCCGATGTTGGAATATGGCTTATATCCAACGCCATCGAAAACTGGCAAAGTGACGATGCAAGGCTATTCGAGCCAAGCCCCGCGAGGGATGATTCGCATTTCCGTGGATGAAATCAATGCGTATTATGCTCAACATTCACATCTATGAGGTAGGCAATGAAACCGCAAATTCGACGCATTTTAGAAAGTCATTTAGCAAAATTGGATGCTTTTCCGACCGCTTGGGAAGGGGTGAAAACAGAGCCTAAACTGCCTTATCAAGCGGTCTATTTATCGGTCAATACGGCAAAGACCAGTACGATTTCCGATAAACCGCTGGCGACAGAAACGGGCTTTTTACAGCTCACTTTATTTTTTGACAACGGGCAAGGCACAAAAGCGATTGAGCAGAGAGCGAGTCAGCTACGCCAACATTTCTACGGCTTGAGTGTGGTTGAATCCCACGTTCAGCTGATTATTCATCACCCACCGCAAATCGGTGGGCTTTTTTTATCAGGCAATAGCCTTGCATTGCCGATAACGATTCCTTTTACTGCTTATCAATTGGAGGACAACGATGGCAAACTCACAAGGGACACAGCGTTCGGTGGCACTGTCTAAAGAAACCACCTTCGGCACGAAACCTGCCAAAAACACGGCGAAATTATTTCCTCGTATTGAAACTTCACTGAATGTGAATTTTGATGCATTCCAGTCTGAAGAAATTCGTACAGATATGCAACGTGCGGCTTCGATTGTCGGGTTTGAAAAAGTGGAAGGCGATGTAAAAGGTGAACTTGCCGCAGGGCAATGGGCGTGGGCATTTGCCGCGGCTTTACGGGGTGCTTTTGGTGCTGAAGCGAAACCGCCGATTATCAAGAAAACGGCAAACGGGCAAGGTGAGAAAAACGGCAAGATTTTAGTTGTACCACAAATGGCACACACCACCGACAGCTTCACGATTGAAGACTGGTTTAAAGATATTGGCTTATCCCGTCAATATCTCGGTTGCCGTGTATCAAAATTATCACTGGAAGTGGAGCCGAATGGCATTGCCTCTGTTACCGTCACCTTTTTAGGGCAACGTGGTGAAGAAAGTGCAACGCAATATTTTACGAGCCCACCGACCATTGCTCAATCAGGTAAATTAGCAGGTGTAAAAGGTTCGCTTCAACTGAATAAACAACAAATGGCACTGATTACCTCGTTTAAGCTTGATATTGATTTGAACGCATCCAGTGAAGCCGTGCTAGGAGCGACTTATGCCCCCGATGTATTTATTGGCACCGTTGCCGTCAGTGGTTCGTTTACCATGTATCTGCAAAACAAAGCGATGATTGATGCGGTACGTCTTGGCACTAACCTTTCTTTGGCGTTGCGAATGGATGCAGAAACCGCGAACAACAGCGATTACATGGCGATTATTCTGCCAGCGATTAAAGTCACATCTTCTGAAATTGATGATGGGGCGAAAAACTTAATGCAAACCCTTAATTTTGATGCGTTCCCAGGGGTGTGGGATGCAGCCAGCACGATTGATGATCGTTTAAAAGTGGCGACCACAATGATTGTGCAAGATACGTTGGCTTAATGACTTTACAAGCGGTCAATGTTGACCGTTTTTTTGCAACATAAGGAAATTTTATGGACTTAAAAAACTTATCAAAATCAGCTTTAGCAGAAACCTTTACCTTTAACTTGCTTCATCCTGAAACGAGTGATGAATTGGGGGTAAAAATCAGTGTGGTGTCGGCAAAATCAGACAAGGCATTTGCTTACTTGCAGAAAAAACTGAAAAAAGAGCAGTTGCGTGAAATTGAAAATGCCAAAAGTCGCAAGCCTCAATTAAAAGGCTTAGATGAATTACGCACAGAAACCTTAGAGCTTGCCTTAAGCCGCTTAGAGAATTGGGACGGTTTAGAATGGGAAGGTAAACCGCTTGCCTTTAGCGAAGAAAATGCCCGTATGGTATTGAGTGAATGCGATTGGATGATTGACCAAATTCTGGAACATTCCAACGATTTGGGAAAGTTCTTGACGGCTTAATTGACGACCTGCTGCGTTACGCAAAAAAAGAGTTTGAGCTGGATAAACACCCCAAAGAGAGTAAAGCGACCTTGCGGGCACATTTACTCTCGCTGTATGAGCAGACAGGTGAAATGCCCGTCGAGCTTGACAATGAGCCACCGAATGATGCGGTGGCTTATTTATTGGGTTATTTCCAACAACTTTCCACGGCAAGGCAGTGCGGAATGAGCTTGAACCCGCTGACTTTTACGGAAATAGAGGCGTGGGGCAGGCTCTATAAAATGAAGCTCGACAGTTGGGAAATTGATGTGATTAAACAATTGGATTTAATTTATCTCAATACGCAAATGGAGCATTGATGGAAACCTTAAATTTTAGTCCTGATTATCAAGCGAGTAAAAAGCAAAGCCCGAAATTGAGTGAAGTTGATTTTGGCGATGGCTATACTCAATCTCGCCCGCAAGGGTTGAACCATAATCGAGCGACCTTTAATCTGACTTTTAGTGGTAATCCTGCTCGTATTCGGCAGATTGATGATTTCCTCACAAGACACGGCGGCTATCAAGCCTTTCTCTGGACGCCCCCTTTTGGTCAACAGGGGAAATATAAATGTAAAGAGCATCAAATTACCTACCAACAAAGCTATTGGCAACTGACTGGCGAGTTTGAGGAGGTCGTTTCATGACCGCAAATATCACCCCCAAATTTCAGCTTGAACTGGCAAAGCTCGAGCAAACGGCGTTGCTTGACTTGTTCGACGTCGATATGCGACAGCTTACGGGCAAAGACGGCAATCGTGGTGAGCTGTTCCGTTTTTATGCGGGTACGAATGAACTCACTCAGCCGATTATTTGGCAAGGCAACCGCTATACGCCCTTTGGGGTCAAGGCAGAGGGGTTTGAAATGTCAGGACAGGGGGCGAGCAATCGACCCACGCTCACGGTCGTCAATTTTGATGGCTTTGTGACCGCACTCTCGAATAACTTCGAGCAATGCTTAGGTGCGATTGTCCGCAGACGGCAAGTGTATGCCCAGTTTTTAGATGCCGCAAACCGCAATGCCGATCCACAGCAAGAGCGAGTGAGTTATTACCTGATTGAGCAATTAACCACGCTCACGCAAGATATTGCGACCTTTACGCTGGCGTTGCCGACCGAAACCGATAATGCCGTGATTAACAAGCGAACGATTTTAGTCACGTGCCCGTGGGTGTATCGCTCAACCGAATGCGGTTATACGGGTAGCCCTGTTGCGGATGAAAAAGACCAACCGACCACCGACCCGAAAAAAGACAAATGCTCGGGGTGTTTGCGGGGGTGTCAGCTACGTCATAACACCCTCAATTATGGTGGGTTTATTGGGGTGAATAAATTAGGCTAACAACAACTGTGCTGGGATACCTAAGCCGTGATAAAGTTTCTTGATCATCGTCAGGCTTAATGGGCGCTTGCCATTTAACACCTCAGAGACTTTAGAAGGCGAGCCTAAATAAGCCGTCATATCTTTGGTGGTTAAGTTGTTTTGTTCCATTCTGAACTGGATCATATCCAGC